GACGATCAGCTCGCCGGGCTTAAAACTTCAAAGCCGTATCTTTTCAATGAACCCGAGAAGCTTCTCGACCTCGGCGCATCTACCGAAGGCGTTAAGAACGTCGGAGAAGTAAAAGGTCTGAGCGCGGCGGTAGCCGAGTTCTACAATAACGATTAACAGGAGGTAACACACTATGGCACTTACACTTGCAGAAGTCAGCGTTGGTCTTGCAGATAAGGTTAAGCAGGAAGTCGTTGACGAATTCAGACGCAGCTCGCAGTTTATGGATATGCTCACATTCGATGACGCTGTTTCTCCGGGAACGGGCGGCAGCACCATGATCTACGGCTATCAGCAGATCTCTACTCCGTCAGCGGCGAAAGGCAGAGCTGTCAACGAAGAATACACGCCCGATGAGGCAAAGCGCGAAAAAAAGACCGCCTATCTTAAGATTTTCGGCGGCGCAGCGGCAATCGACCGTGTTTTGAACAAGACTTCTCCGAACGAGGTCTCGTTCCAGCTCCAGCAGAAGATTCTCGCAACAAAGAATCACTTCCAGTACACATGTATCAATGGCAGTAAGACAGCAAACGCCAAGGATTTTGACGGTTTGAGCACTCTTCTCGCCGGAAAGAGCACGGAGTGCAATGTCGGTAACGACGCAGTCGTGCTCGATCTTTCTACCAGTGCGAATCTCGACAGCAATTACAAGTCTGCGATTGACATGCTCAATGACTTTATTGCAACTCTTAACGGCAAGCCGACTATGTTCCTCGGCAACAGCAAAATCATTTCAAGACTCAAATCTATTGCGTTCCGCGCCGGTTATAATACCAACAGCGAGGATAAATTCGGTCAGTCTGTTCAGGGCTACGACAATATCCTTTTCTTTGACATGGGCAAGTATTATGATAAGACGAACAACGCGACAAAGGACTGCGTACCGATCTACACAAAAGGTTCCGGCAACGACGCTGTTACAGGTCTTACTGATCTCTACGCTGTTCAGTTCGGTCTTGACTCTTTCCACGGCGCGTCGCTGACAGGCGGAACCATTATTGATAGTTATCTTCCTAACTTCGACGACCCCGGCGCTGTAAAGAAGGTTGAGGTAGAGATGATTGCCGCTGTTGTTCTTAAGGATACAACCAAGTGCGGCGTACTCCGTAACATCAAGGTAGAGTAAAAATGTATGCTGACTACGCTTATTATACAGAATCTTTTGCGGGTACTAAGTTATCCGCAGAAGATTTTTATATTCAAGCACGTAAAGCCGAACGTTTTATTGATTACGTAACTCAACACAGGATAACAGAAGCTACAAACGCGGTAAAAAATGCTGTGTGCGCAGCAGCCGAAGCCCTTAATGACGTTAATCGCCAATACGCTGATATTCCCAACGGAATTAAGTCTGAAAACACGGACGGATACAGCGTTACGTACAGCGATTTTGATATAAGTAAGCTTCGTGAGGAAGAAAACGACGCTATGCTTGACGCAATAACCAGGGAGCTTTCCGGGACAAATCTGCTTTATCAGGGGGTGGGCTGATGTTTACAAATCACACCGCTATTACGCTTTTCTGCTGTAAAAAGCTCGGTCGTCAAAAAATATGGAGACGTCAAGTACTCCGTGACGTTAACTTTCACGGCACCGATCAACTTCTTATTGGTGATAAAGAGGTCAGCCGAGACGAAGAATATATAATCCGTGTTCCCGCTGCGGAGCTGGATGGATATATTGACGCATACACTTGGAAAGCGATGACAGAGGAAGAAACATCTAATTTCTTCACATTCAACAAAGGCGATTATGTGGTAAAGGGAATCGTCGAGGATGACATCACTTCCCCTACAGAGCTTTTGCAGAACTACGAGGCGTATGAAATTACGCAGATTACCGAGAACCTCAAAGCAACCGCTTATTCTCGACACATAAAGCTGGTGGTTAAATGATTATTAAAACAGTTTTTAACAATCTTTCAACCGTGCTTAAAGATCACGGTCTGAACGAAGGCGGTAAAGTTCAAAAAACTATTGACAGCGAAGTGCTTCGGCGTTCAGACCCGTATGTACCCATGGATACGGGATTTTTGAAAAAGAGCGGTATCCTCGGTACAAAGATTGGCAGCGGAGAAGTAGTGTACAACGCAATATATGCGGACAAAAATTATTACCGCAATGCCGGTAAAGGTAAGCAAGGCACAGCCCGAGGCGGTTTGCGGGGCAGGTTTTGGTTTGAACGTATGAAAGCCGATCATCTGCCGGATATTCTTAAAAGCGCAAAAAACACAGCAGGAGGCAAATAATGAAGGACACAACTATTATTCGTTCGCTCTACGATTGGTTTCAAAATTGCGAACTGTTAAACACAGACGCACCTATAAATGTTGATATGCTGGAAGAGGATGCAGGGAATTACTGTCTCGAAGTAGTCCCCTGCAACCCGGTTATCACCAAATACGCGGACGGAAGCTCAAAGAACCAGTATCTTTTTATTTTTGCAAGCCGTGAGTATTACAGTTCGGATGAAGTAAACAATATGAAAAACCTCGAATTCTATGAGGATTTGCAGGAATGGATTGCAGAGCAGAACATTAACGATAAGCTGCCTGTCCTTCCCGACGGCTTCACAGCTCAGTCTATCGAAATGCAGACAAGCGGCTATGTTATGGACAACAACACAAAAACAGCGCGGTATCAGATACAGTGCAGATTAAAGTATATCAAGGAGGCAAAAACAAATGAAAATCAGGCAGAGACCGATTGAGGCAGACTACCTTAATACAGCGCCGGGAGAAGAAACACCTTCGTACGCCCTCATGGGCACAGGTTTTACATCGCTGGATGAAAATCCCGCCGCACAAACAAAAACCAGGAAATATATTAATCAGGCTTCGAGCAGCGGCAGCATAAGCGGTTACGCTTGGACTGCGGCATTTGCCGCGGATCAGATTCCGGAGCAGGCTGCAATAAGCTTCATTAAGAATATTTCCGACCATGAACTCACCGGCGAGGACGCGGAAACCGATTACGTTAAGGTTGACCTCGATCAGGCAATCAACAATAAGGAAAACACATTCCACGCAAGAAAAAGAAGGGTTGCGGTTGAGATTGCTTCCAATCCTAACAACGACGGCGAACTCGGCATTTCAGGAAATCTGCTTGCGGTCAGCGACTGGGAAGAAGGAGAGTTCAATACATCTACCAAAACATTTACAAAGGCGGGTGCTAACTAATGCTTGTTAACGGCATTCAGTTACCCAATCCTGATGTAGCCGACGTTCTGTTTATGGAGAAGTTGGAGCGTGAACAGGATTTGGTAACGAAGACAACCAAATCTTCAGCAGACAAAACCCGGGCTCAAATTATGAGAACGCAGTGCGTAGCAATTTTTAACTTTTTTGACAATATGTTTGGCGACGGTACCTCAAAGAAGGTTTTTGGCGAAAAGGTTAACTTAGTAACTTGTGTCGAGGCATACGAACAGGCGTTAACAGAGATTGACCGTCTTGACGCAGAGAGGGCTTCAAAACTCCGGGAGAAGTACACAGCTAAATACGCGCCTCAAACAAAGAAAAAGTTTAAGAAAAGCCGGTATAACAAACATAAGCCGAAACGCAGATGAATATGCTGACAGACTCCCTTCCCAAAGCTCTGACGATTGCCGGAAGGGAGTATATCATAAATACTGATTACAAGACATGGATTCGCTATGAACAGTTGCTTACCTCAATCAGCGAAATGTCTGATGAGGAGCTTTTTGAAGAAATACTTAAATTAGTTTTTCCAAAGCAGCGCCCGTCAAGAAAGCTTGACCAGGAAACAGCGGAACAAATAATGTGGTTTTACCGTTGCGGTAAGGAAGAAAAGAAATCGGGCAGTTCCGGCGGCGAGGAGGTTTTTTCCTATGATTATGATGACGGTTATATTACCGCAGCGTTCAAGCAGCAGTATGGTATAAACCTCAACAGAGAGAGAATCCACTGGTGGGAATTTCATGCGTATATGCTCGCTTTATCCGAAGATACCGAATTTGTCAAAATTATGGGTATTCGGGTTATGAAGATTGATCCCAAGCTTCCCGCATCGGCAAAAAGCTATTATCAGCGGATGAAACAGCTGTATAAGCTGCCTGTCGACCGTGAGGTTGAAGAAC